GTTCAGGCGGACGTTAGCCACCACCCTGACAAAGCACGGAATGCCCATCCAGGAAGTGGCCGCCATCCTTGGCCATGAAAAGCTGGACACAACGATGCAATACGTTGTGCTGGACAATGAGACCACGAAGAACGCATACAAGAGGTACCGTTAAATGATTACGATTGATATCCCGATGCCGGAGAACTGCGCGGACTGTCCGCTGTCCTACTGGATTCAGAGCGGCAATTATGAAGGCCTGATGATGTGCAATGCCATGGAGGCCAGGGACAGGGCGCTGGTGCTGCGCGAACCGGCGGAGGACATCACGGCCAGATATCTGGTCGATGAGTATGCAGAGGAAAGGCCGGAGAAATGCCCGATCGTGAGCGAAAAGCAAGAAAAGTCAGAGGGACAGCGCCGGGAGATGGCCAGGCAGAACTGGGCAGCCCAGATGCACATGCTCGGATACGATGAGAGCGGGAATCCGATATGACACATATTTTAGGAGGAATGCGAAGTAAATGAAAAGCGGAGATGATAACATTAAAAACCTTATAGACCATTGTGCATATTTGTCTGCGAGAATGAGAATGTTTCCGACATCGCATCCAAAAGGTATTTATTGGAAAAGAAAACTTAAACAAGCAGAAAGAGAACTCGAAAGGATGATGAAAAAAAATGGAATGTTGTGATATTAAATATGGTACATATGATTGCGCTTACAATATACAAACTCCTTGGATTTCAGACGATGGAAATGCTCATTTGATTGCAGTTGATAAATGTTTGTTGCCAGAAATTGTTAAACTTTGGGAAATGGGGATTCGCACAACTGGATGTTGCTGTGGACATGGAAACAAAAGAATGGCTTTCATTGGCGTAAGAAATGATTTTATTCCAAAAATGAAAGATCTTGGTTATACAGTTCAATTCAATTCTTACAGACCAAATGATGAAGACTCATTTGTACCAAAGACAAATATAGATTATGGAAATGCAGATAAAGGTTTTAATTGGTGGGACAATAAGAAAGAGCCGGGTTTTATTTAATTGGCTTTAGGTGAAAGTGAATGGAATACATTATTGGTGCAATTATTGGCTCTGTTGTTACATCATTAGCAATTATTGCCTTAGTTTTCTTTGAGAACAGGAGATGAAGATAGAATGCTTCTTGTTAAGGGGAACAAAGTATCAGAAGTAATTTGCCTATTATGCTATCGCAGATGGGTTGCGGCAAGGCCAATAGAAACACGATTGAATCTACTTGAATGTCCTTGTTGTCATACTCAAGGATCGGCGATTGAAACAGGGGAAACAACAGTTGCAGAGGAATTGCTGGAAGAAGCAAAAAACTAAACTACTTCGCATAAGGAGCGGAATGTAAATGAACAGAAATGATGTTATCACGGCTTTGACAGGCTGCCTGGATTGCACCAGGTCGCTGAAAAGCCCGATTGTCCATATCAGCTTTCCAATGGCAGCGGAGATTCTGGAACTGCTGAAAGAGCAGGAATCCGAAGCGAAATGGATTTACGGAGAGGATAAAACGGGCGTAGACGGATGGCATTGTTCCGAGTGTGACTTTTTCGAACCATGGTTTTACGAGTTTACTGATGATATTGATTTTATAAGGTTCTACGGACATTGCCCAAGTTGTGGAAGAAAAATGACATCATACACAGGAAAGCCCACCCAAAGCAGGAGGTGAAGTAACAAACTTCAGACTATTAGAAGATTTCTAACACTTCGCATAAGGATAGGAGTGATTGGATGGACTGCAGAGACACTTGCCCATGGGCTGCCGGTTGCGAGCTGGCAACCAGGCCGAACCCGGAGCCGGAACCGTGCAACATGGCCACGCTTCTGAAGAGCTACTGGCACTCGCCGGAGGCACTGGTTGAGTGGCACGAAGCGGACAGGATGAGACATAAGTATGAGGAGGAATCAGTAAATGAATATTACGAGGGGGCCTAAGAAAACGGCCATCAAGGTCGGTCTTTACGGCACAGAGGGCGTCGGCAAGACCACCTTCACAAGCAAGTTCCCCGGCGTCGTGTTTATCGACACGGAGGGCTCCACGAGCCATATGGATGTGGCTCGGTTCGATCAGCCGAAGACATTCCAGGATGTGCTGAACCAGGTTCAGTACGTCATCGACAACCCGGACGGCTTCGGCACGGTGGCCATTGATACCATGGACTGGCTGGAGCGCCTGGTCTTTGCCGCTGTCTGCGAGAAAAAGAAAATCGACAGTATTGAAGACATCGCCTACGGCAAAGGCTACGTGCTCGCCAAGGACAGAGTCAAAGAGCTGCTCGCCCTGCTCGACCAGGTGGTGGCAAAGGGCATCAATATTGTGCTGGTCTGTCACAGCATTATCAAAAAGTTTGAGCTGCCAGATGAGATGGGCTCTTATGACCGGTACATGCTGAAGCTCAACGAGAAAAACATCGCGCCGCTGATAAAAGAATGGGTAGACATGCTGCTGTTTGTGAATTACCGGACGGACATTGTCAAGACGTCCGACGGCAAGACTAAAGGCAAAGGCGGTCAGAAGCGCATCATGTACGCCACGCACAACGCGTGCTGGGATGCAAAGAACCGCTTCGGGCTGCCGGATGAGATGCCGTTCGAGTTTGAGCAGATCGCCCACCTGTTCAGCGAAGCCCCGGCGGTCGCTGAGGTGCATGTTGCTGAGCCGGAAAAACAGCCTATACAGCCTCCGCCCAAAGCGGTCGAGGTTACGACGGGCGGGACGGTGCCGGGGATCCGCGCGACCGCGAAGAAAAAGGAGGCAAAAAAACCAGAGATAATAGAGCGTCCGGACAGCATGAAAAGTGAGGATCCGGACAAGGACAAATTGCTGGACAAGGTCTGGCAGCAGATGCTTGGCATCGGCGTGCCTGACCCTCTGGCACTCCAGGCCGTGTGTGCACGGCGCGGATACTACGACGGCGACGTGATGCCGCGAGACTATGACAGCGAGTTCATCCAGGGCGCTCTCATCGGCGCCTGGGATCAGGTCGGCAAACTGGTAGACAGCGAATTTAACGGACTGCCCTTCTGAGGGAGAAAGAGAGGATAAATTATGGCTAATGAAGAGAACAAGGTCATCGGTTGGGACGATGAAATCGTAGACGACGGCGAATACAGCGGCGAAGAGTCCGTGCTGCTCCCGGACGGGAACTATGACTTTGAGGTGATCAAGACCGAACAGGCGTGGTTCGACGGTTCTTCCAAATTGCCCGCGTGCAATATGGCCAAGGTGTTCCTCCGTATCGACGGCGGAGACCTGGGCAAAACGCTGTGCGTCGAGAATATCTATCTCCTGGAGCGGCTGCAGTGGAAGGCCGCGGCGTTCCTCCGCTCCATCGGACTGAAGAAGCACGGAGAGCCCATCGCATGGCGCAAGCTCGCTCACTGCGACGGCGAGCGCGGCCGGTGCCAGATCTATGTCGACGAATACGATGGCAAGGACGGCGAGAAAAAGAAGTCCAACAAGATCAAGAAGTTCTTCGACAAAGAAGAACAAGCTCCGAAGAAGAAGTTCGAGGGGGCGTTCTGATGTGGCTGACGCATCGCAGGTAAAAGACATGCTCTCCGCAATCCCGGCCAGTCAGTGCAACTATCAGGAATGGGTGAACGTGGGAATGGCTCTCCATCAGGAGGGCCTTCCCTGCGCCCTCTGGGACGATTGGAGCAAAGCGGACAAGCGCTATCACGCCGGGGAATGCGAGGCGAAATGGCGAACGTTCGGAAACAGCGATAACAAGGTGACCATGGGCACGGTGTATCACATGGCGGAGGAATGGGGCTGGACGCCTGCAAGCATGAAGACCTACGGATGGGATGACCTCATCACGGTGGACGATGAGCCGGGCGCCGGATGGCACCATGAGGACACCGTCATCTCCGTCCCGCAGACGCAGGAGGATTATAACCCGCTCAAAGATATCACGGACTACCTCTCCGCGGTCTTTGAGCCGGAAGAAAAGGTCTGCGTGGTGGTCACCGCGTCCAAGGATGAGGACGGAAAGTACCGCCCCTTCGGCGGATCGGCGAGCCGGACGGCCAAGCAGCTGCTCGACAGTCTGAGCTCTGGACCGTCGCCCATCGTGGACACATTCGGCACGACAAACCCGGAGTCCGGAGTGTGGGTGTGCTTCAACCCCATGGACGGCGAAGGCCGGAAGAACAGCAACGTAACCAGCTACCGGTACGCCCTGGTTGAGAGCGATGAGCAGGACATCGATACGCAGTATGCCATCCTCCAGGACCTTAAACTGCCGATAAAAGTGCTGGTTCACAGCGGGAGCAAAAGCCTCCATGCCATCGTGAATATCGGGGCCGTGGACTACAAACAGTATCAGGAGCGAGTGGACTACCTTTACACCGTTTGCAGACGCAAAGGGCTTAAGGTCGACACCCAGGATAAGAACCCGTCGCGCCTCAGCCGGATGCCTGGATTCCGGCGCGGCGAAAAATGGCAATACATCGTCGGCAGGAACATGGGCCTCAGCGACTATGTCGAGTGGCAGCACTACATCGAGGATGAGATGGTGGACCCGCTGAAGGTGGTGAACCTCGCGGAGATCTGGGACGATATGCCGCCGCTGAAACCGGAGCTGATAGAAGGCATCCTCAGACAGGGTCATAAAATGCTGCTGGTGTCATCCAGCAAGGCCGGCAAAACCTTCGCCCTCATTGAGCTCGCAATCTCCATCGCGGAGGGGCGGCGCTGGTTCGGATTCCGGTGTAAGCAGGGGCGCGTGCTGTATCTGAACATGGAGCTTGATGAGGCGTCCTTTGATGACCGTGTCAAAAAGGTGTATGAAGCGCAGGGCATCAAGAACAGACACCTGGACAACATCGACATTGTGCACCTACGCGGCAAGATAGAGCGCCTCGACAAGATGGTTCCGCAGATAAACCGAACAATATCCGGCAAGAAGTACGCGGCGGTGATCCTCGACCCGACCTATAAGCTGGGCATCGGCGACGAAAATGCAGCGGAACAGGTGACACTGTTCTGCAATGCCATTGACAAGATCGCGAACACCGGCGCCTCCGTTATCTACGCGCACCATCACAGCAAGGGCGCTCAGGGCGGCAAGGCATCCATGGACAGAGCATCCGGCTCCGGCGTCTTTGCCAGGGACGCAGACGCGCTCCTGGACATGATCGAACTCAGGATTCCGGACGAACACAAAGAGGCAATAAAGGCAGAGTTCGGTGAAAAGGTGACTGCGTGGAGGATGGAGGCAACGCTCCGGGAGTTCCAGAGAATAGAGCCGGTGAACCTGTTCTTCTCCTATCCGCTGCATGAGATTGACGCATTCAACGTGCTGGATGACGCAAACCTGGAAGAGAATGAGCGGAGCATGGAGAATGGCCGGGAACTTGGCAACCTCGCAAAAAAAACAAAAAAAGCTATGAATAAAGCAGACCTCGCGGCAGCCATAAACAGAGATGAAGAGATGGGGCATCGAAAAACGCAAGTGCAATATGCCGAAGAATTCGGAGTCTCAGAGCGAACGATCCGGACATGGCTGCGAGAGATCGAAGGCGAAAATTAGGCAGATCCAAAACCGGAAAAACCGGAAAAACCAGTTATATAAGATATGTTTCCTTCCGGTTTTGGCAGATGTCTTTCCTGATAGTGGGAAGAGCGTAAAGCTCCGCTCTTCCTCCCTATCAGGAGAGAAAGACATGAAAGGAGTTTTCCGGATGCACATAAACCTGGACATCATCCCGCCGACATCTACCAGTCAGGAGAATAAGACAGCGGTCGTTAACGGGAGACTGATGCACTACAAGAGCAGAGGCGCAAAGCAGACCTTCGCAACGCTGACGGCGGCCCTGCTGCCGTTCAGACCGGCGGAGCCGATGGACGGGCCTATCAGACTGGTCTGCTACTGGCGGTTCCCGCGGGGGAAGAGTCACAAAAGCGGAGACTGGAAGACGTCCCGGCCAGACACCGACAACCTGCAAAAGGCGCTGAAGGACGTGATGACGCGCCTGGGCTACTGGGTGGACGACAGCCGGGTCTGCAGCGAGCTGGTAACAAAGATATGGAGCGACACACCTGGCATCGAGATATGGGCGGAGGTGATCGCAGATGACAAAGGTTAACCCGTTTATCCGGTGCGTTGACTACTGGCCTATCAGGATTCCGAGCGAATGCCTGGATGCATACGCGGTCATGGTCCGCGAGGGCCAGATCGTGAACCAGCACGTCATTCACAATGGACGCACCGGCACAACGCTGGTCGAGTACGACGCCAACCAGCCGCACGAATGGGTGCGTCAGGAACTGGCCAAGCGGGCCGGGCGATAACTGCGCGAAATACATTGCGTAAGGGAGGCGGTAAAATGAAACGAATGTACCGCATGGGCAAAGGTGTTGTGATTGCGTCAGAACCAGACCCTCGCCGGGTCCATCTGCCTGAGAAGGACTGCGAAAGATTGACCCGGCCAGAGTATGAAGCATTGGAATCATTGTTGGTGCTGTCGCTGATATTCCAGCGCGTGAAAGGCAATTTAAAAAAGCGAGCAGAGTGCATTCCATACGGTAAACTCAGGCTTGAAGGCGCCTATGGTTGCATTGACGCTTTGCTTGGAGACATTGTCGGGACAATTACGCATGAACAGGCCAGATCGCTCTGGAATACTTTGGCAGACAAGGACGTCCGGTTTGTTCCGCGGACAGTTCCAGCCGGGAAGGATGTGCTGGTAGACCTTGAGACAATGCAGGATCTGATCCGCAGCGCAAAAGAAAAATGTGTTGGATGCGTTGAAGACGATGAAAGCTGTCGGGAATGCAGACTGTACAAGGTCCTGGAAGTAATTTGCCCGCTGGATGATTACAGCAACGGTATGCTGTGTCCATACTATCGGACGGAACTGGAGGAGCAATAGGATGAGAAACTATATCCCGTGCTGGGATAAGATCGGAATAAGCAAAGACCGGTATCTTGAGCTGCTGTACTTCTGCCGGCAATATGATCGATGGAAACATGAGGCATCCATATATCTTGGCATCAAGGGGAAGGCTCTCGACGGTATGCCGCACGGTGCGGGTGTTGGTGATCCTGTTGCAATGGCTGCAGAACGTCGGATGACAATCACAGCAAAGATTGATTTGGTAGAGCAGTGTGCGCTTGCTGTGAGTGACGGGCAATGGATGCGGGCGTTGATTGACAATGTGTGCAGGGGGAAACCGTATTCAATGCTTAGCCCAATATGTCTGCCGACATCGCACCGTGAAGATTTCTTTAAAGCACGGCGGGAGTTTTTCGTATTGCTCGATCATAAACATGGAACTCATGGGGCAACAAACATATGATAATATGTTACCGTCCAGAACCAGCAAAGGGAAAGGACTCCTTATTCAGCAGGACCGGTTAGCGCAGAGCCGGTCCTGTTGTTTTGTTGGAGGTGGACACTATGAATAAGGATCCGGCGGTTGACGCGTTCTATTCGACCTGGCCTTGGCGCCGGTGCAAGGACGCGTATCTGTCATCTGTTGGCGGGCTGTGTGAGAGATGCCTGGCAAAAGGTATGATCGTACCGGCGGAGCAGGTGCACCACAAGACTAGGCTGACGTCGAAGAACATGAGCGACCCGGCGGTCACGCTGAACTGGGACAACCTGGAGGCGCTGTGTGCTGAGTGTCATCAGGCGGAGCATCATCCTCGGCGCTGGCGGTGCGGGGCCGACGGGCATGTCGCCATAGTTAGCCCCCCTTGACCGGTTACTGATGGCCGACTGGTGCAGG